AATGATTACTCCTTTGTATTTATCTGAATCACCGCTAAACTCATAGAGCTTGTTGACTAGATTTTCTGGTATGCTAAATTCTGGCTGTTCGTATGGTTCAAATTCGCTCATTATAAATAAACTTCTTGTTGTTCAAAGAACTCTTTTGAGATTGCGTCTGTGTGATATATCTCTATTAACTTTATACCATTCTTTTCGCAAAACTCAAGCTTTTTATGATCTCTTTTTAATTGTTGTAAATATTTTAATCGATTTGCATGAAAAAACTTTATATATTTTGTGTGCTGCTGTCCCTGCACTTCAATTGCTATTTTTTTATTTGCATTATAAAAGTCAAATGTTAATCTTGTGCCAGCAACTCTAAACTCCTCAAAGACTATATCCGTACTCCAGTATGGTTGCAAAAAATTTTTTACATTTAATTGGAACTTGCTTCTGCTTTGCTTATTCCAATCAATTAAGTATTTTTTTGCATTTTTAAGATTTTTCTCTCTTCCATCTAAACCAATAAATTTCATATTAATTTTGGTTGCAGATTGCTGATTTAAAATATGAAGTTAAAAATTGACATAGCTTTTTATCTTCTTCAATGATTTTAAATAAATTATAGTCTCCTTGAATTTTATCAGATAGAGTGAAGCCGTTTTCATTGAGCATCTCTTTAAATTCCTCTGAAAGATTGATCCAAGAACCCTTTTTCTCAATAAATTCCCAAGCATAAAGAAGGTCTACAATTTCTTTTTCAATCCATATTGAAGTACCATTTTTTCTTCCATACCTAATTGGATACGAAATAGTCATATTGGTTTTTTCGTTTGGAGATTTCTTTACAGTCACTTTTGCAAAGTGACCAATAATTGGATTCTTTTGAATGTCTGGGGTTTTATTATTTGGATCTTGAAGTATTAGATCTCCTTTGTATCTTGCTTCAAATTCAATAATGTAATTAGCAAAGTGAAGTAAAGCATTGCCGCCTGTTGCGCTAGTTTGTCTAATGGGAGCTTTTGTATAAGGATCTAATTTAATATCAGCTCTAACTTGACTAATAAAAATAGCCATATGACCCCTTTTCGCTAATGCGATAGATAATCTCTTCATGAAGTTAGCTGCAATAACAGCTCCACCAGCAACTTTATTACTATCTTCAAAACTTTTATCTAAATCCCCTCTAGTAATTAACCCGTCAACCGAATCGAGTAAGAAACAGTATTTTACTTTTTCATCATTTTTAGCAACGAGTTCCCTCATAATATCAACAACCGTTTCATAAATGTTGCTTTCGAAAACAAAACAAGTACCAATATCCCATTCATCGGCAGAAAATACAAATTTTACACCAGACCTTTCTCTCATTTCTGGCGAAAGTCTGCCTTCGGCTTTTATATAAAAAGCTTTTGTGTTTGGCATGTCTCTTAAGAAATTTTTAACAATTTCTAATGATTCAGATGTCTTACCGCCTTCATTCATTCCTACAAATCTATGAAGCCCAGGGCCAAAACCCCCATCTAATTGGAGATCTAATTGGAGGGAGCCACTTGATACTTTATATGTAATTTCCTCTTCAAAATTATAATGATCGTTTTTATTTGATTTTAGAAACGAATCTAAAATATTTTGAGATGAGATTAATTCTTTTTCCTTTGTTTTATTTTTATTCATTTAAAAAATCTTTAATTGTTTTTAATTTTAGATCTAATTTTGGGTCTTCTCCAATCTTATCTCCAATATTGTAAGTGGTGTATTTGGAAAAGTCAATCCTAAAGTTAAAAGCCCTATACTTCTTATCTAAAGTATCCTTCAATTTATCGCTAACCAAATAAGCTAAAGAGTCGAATTTTTTGTCAAACGAAACTATGTTCATAAATTCCAATGAATATCTCTCACATAAGATATTTAAAAATTTCATCTCGCGCATATAAAATAAACGCTTATCCTTTTGTGGGACAAGCGTCAATCTGGCAAGAATGTGTTTTTTATTAATTTTAGACTTAGCCACAATCTAGTATATCATGCTTAACCATCTTGTCAACTAATTCTTTAAAGGAAGTTTTGGGTTGCCAGCCAAGTTCTTGACGAGCCTTGGTTGAATCTCCAAGAAGCAATTCGACTTCTGCTGGTCTGTAAAAATTTTGATTAATAAGAAGTAGTGTTTTATTGGTATTTTTTTCTATATATTTTTCATCAATACCTTCTCCAGACCAATATCCATCAATACCTGCAGCTTGAAAAGCCAGCTCAACAAATTCACGGATTGTGTGGGCTTCATTTGAAGATAAGACATAATCTTTTGGTTCACTTTGATTAAGCATTAGCCAAATGCCTTCTACAAAATCTTCTGCATCGCTCCAATCTCTTTTCGCCTCTAAGTTCCCAAGCTCTAATGGATAAAAATCTTCATTATTTTTTAATGCCAACTGGATTCTTGCTACATTGGTTGTAATTTTACGAGTAACAAACTCAACGCCTCTACGGGTTCCTTCATGATTGAATAGCCATCCTTGGACTGCATAAAGACCATATGACTCTTTCCATACTTTAAGGATTTGTCTAGCTGCAGCTTTTGATGCTCCATATGGACTTCTTGGACGGAGCGGATGATTTTCGTTTTGTGGTACAGTTATAACATCACCAAATTCTTCAGAAGATCCAGCTTGATAGAATCTGCAACTTGGATGATAATTTCTAATAGCCTCCAATATATTTAAAACTGAAGTTGCATTTGTTTCCCATGTTTGCTGTGCAAAATCCCAACTACTACCAACAAAACTTTGTGCAGCTAAATTAATAAAATAATCTGGTTTTAATTTTTCAATTATTCTTGAAATAGAATGGCAATCAGTAAGATCAAAATTAATTAAATGAAATCTTTCATTATTAATGTGTGATAAATTCTCATGATTGTAAACACTTAGCCTACGGACGCATCCAATTATTTCATAATTGGTATTTTTTAAAAGAAAATCAACCATATGACTTCCATCTTGACCAGTGACTCCAGTAACAATAATGCATTTTTTATTTGCGATATTTTTTACAACATCTTCAATATTTAATATGTTCATGTGATCTATTTTTTTACCGTAATATGTTTGTTGTAAGTTTTTCATTTTTACATATTTTTATTTACATAAAGAACATTGTCTTCATTGTCGTTCTCGCGTACTTTTTCTAATTCTTCAAAATTATTATTTTTCATAAAGTTATGAATGGTATTATAATTTGGAGCGCCATCATATGATGGAGCAGTATTTGGTTTTGGTTGTTCCATTATAATATATTTAACTTTAGTCAAGAAATCTTCACAACCTTTTAATACATTTAATTCAAATCCCTGTACATCCATACATAATAAATCGATTTTAGGTATATTTAATTCTCTAACGAGATCAACTAATTTAATAATTTTAACATGTCCAGTTTCTTTTTGAGAGTAATCAAAATCATGTCTCTTAAATAAAGAAGAAGCTCCGTCATTATTTAATACATATGAATAAAATGGGAGTATTTCATTTTTTTCCCCAAGGCCAAAATCAAAAAATACAATTCTATTATATGGAGATAGTTTTTCTTTACAAATCTCCAAAGTCAAAGGGTTTGGCTCGAAAGAGAATATAGTTGCATTTTTAAAAATATTATGTAACTGTATTGATTCGTCCCCATATCTAGCCCCTATTTCAAATACATGTTCTATATTTTCCCTTTCAATATGCTTTAAAAAAGCTTCATCCCAATAATATGATCCAAGTCCATTCATAAGTTATTAATTAATTTTTCCCATTTATCAAAAATGATATCTTTATTATTAATCGGTTTAGATTTTTTTTCAAGTCTAATTTCTTCATCAAAGTAATTACATTGAATTGTCCCGTTGTAAAAATCACTTAATGACAGCCATTCTTTATTTAAAAATGCTTTTTTTTGTCTGTTGTTGGTTAAGTTTGGAAAAACTATTTCAGAAAAAAGAGGAACCCCATCTTCTATAAGTTTTATTGAAAAATCTAAGCTTGGAAAAAATAATGGTACTCCAGCGTTGTATTGTTCAAAAATAGACATTGTAGATACATTATAAGGAAAATGAATTATG